TCATAGACATACTAGTCTGATTTACTACTATATCAGCCCATGTTTCTCATTCACTCAATCCTAGATTATCCATCTCATCCAATGCATTCAGTATCTTATACAGTCATGTACTCGCACTAAATACTTTATCATAGTCCCCAGTACCTGCATATATCATAGTCCTTACAAAACTCTCTGTTATATCACTTCATCATTGAGCTACTGGAATTACTATAGTTTTATTCGTTTTCTGATTAGTTGTAAAGTATCAGATTTCTTCATCATCATAAGTAAATCAGATTCTTCCATCCCCTATATCACTTTCACTTACAAATTTTGATGTCGCATTATCCATCTGTGATAGGTCTGTAGTCTGCCATGTCTGTATCGCTACCTTTAGATTTGCTGGAGTGATTAGTCTCGCAGTCGTACCAGTCCCAGCTGAGATTTCCGATGCAGTCATAGCTTGATATGTTGTATCTCTCGCACTGATTGTTAGTACATTATCTACAGTCGCTATCGTGATATTACTTCATGCTGTTAGTGTTGCTTGTTTTCCGTTTAATGCTTGTTGAATAGCTGTATTTATATCATCTACATATTTCTTATTTACTGCATGATCATCAGCTGTAGGAGTTGCTACATTCTGCAAGTAATATTCAATTATCTGATTTAAATAATCTGCTCTCATTGTCCTTGCAGTTGTTGCAGTACCAGTCGTTCATTCTGCTACACTCATTGCTGAGTATGTTGTATTGCTATCTGTGAATAGATGCAATGCTCATCAGCTTTGATATTTACTAGTGTATTGAAATTGCCTTGTATGACTCTTTACGAAATAGCTACTTCATGATAATATTGAGCTACTTCACATCACTGGAATATACTCTCCATCTCCTATCCTTACTCTTACATTTCTGTATGCACTAGCCACCACCATTGAGCTATCCACTACGAAAGTATATACAGCTCATTCTCTCCATGCTATTCCTGCATTAGCTTTGATGGTAAAGTTTGTATAGTAATAATTTGTATTATATGGACTTACTCATTTTGTCGCAGTTTTCGTTACTGTTACATCGCTTTCTGTGATTATGAAGTAATTATTAGCACTTATTACATTATTCGTTATATCTATATTTTCTCCAGCTGTTAGATTATCTTGTTTAGTATTCAGCTCTGTTTTTGTCGCTACGACATCCGTATCTATACTTACTGTGTTATCCGTTATATCTATTCAGTTTCATTCACTCAGACTATCTTGTTTAGTAGCTAAATCAGTCTGAGTTGCTACTACTGAAGTATCTATACTTACTGTATCGTTTGTTATATCTATTCAATTTCACTCGCTTAGAGCATTTTGTTTCCCACTCCATGTACTCCTTAGATTTGTGCTATCTGTTAAATCCTTAATATCAAAATCCGATGCTGATTGGTCTCATGTATTCGTTCCACTCTGATTTCCTAGTTTCGTTCTTTCTGCTGGAGTCATAAATAAGTGACTTGTTCCCTCTGTGATTCTATCAGCTGTATCAGTTAGTACATTAAATAGATTTGTTAAATCTACACTCGTTTCCCCTATCTGTATCCATGAATTATTACTGTATATCCATTCCTCATATTTATCTACTCCAGTTCCTATAGGTCATTTTAGATAGATTACATTTGTTTTGATATTGGTAGTTGGTAGCTCTGCCACTACTTCAAATCCACCAAAATTACTTACTAGATTATTTACTTCTGTTTTTGTATATGTTTCAGTCTTAGTATAATAATTCTCTAGGTCACTTACTGCTTTTGTGATAAATCCACTATCATTACTCAAATCTGACACCTTAGTAGGTACAGGAATATTTATCGTTGTTCCATTAGCTTGATTTAGAGTGATACTTTTAATAGCAGTCCCATTGACTTGAAATGCTATCGTTGGATTATTCACTGTAGGAATATCATCATTATCAGCTTTATTATCCAGTGCTGTTTGAAGTCATGTCACATCACTTATAGCATGAGAGTGAGAGCTATCAGCTTTTCACTCCAGTAATGTATCAGTCTCAGTTTTAGTGTATGTAGTAGATTTGTCAGCTTTATCATCCAATACATCATCCAAATCTGTAATCTGACTTGCTGTATGAGTGTGAGAAGTATCAGCTTTTCCATCCAATTCATCAGAAAGTCAGTTTATATCATTCATAGAATGAGTGTGAGAGCTGTTGGCTTTCTGAGATAATAAATTATCCGTTTCTGTTTTTGTGTATGTGCTATTTTTATCAGCCTTATTATTCAAAGCCGTGTCTAATCACGAAATATCACTAGTTTGGTGTGTGTGTCATGTATCAGATTTATTATTTAGTGCTGTTTCCAATCCATCCACATCTTCTATCTGGTGTGTGTGTTCTGCATCAGCTTTTTCATCTAGCTCATCTTCCAGTCCTGAAACATCGCTTATAGCATGAGAATGTGTAGCATTGGCTTTTCATGATAAAGCACCATCTACATCTGATTTTGTATAATAATTTGATAAAGCTGAATTCAAATCTGAATCTGTCACATAATTTGCGAGTGCTGTTGTTACGATATTACTTACAGCTTGAGCGAAGTTTGTAATATCACTCGCTAGATGAGAGTGTACAGCATCAGCTTTTCATGAAACGGCTGTTGTTACTATACTGACCGTTTCTGATTTTGTATAATAATCTGACATATCCCCACCGCTTCACTTTGCTTTTCTTCCCCTTAGATTTTGGAGTACCAAATCGAGAATATTTGTATCAGCTTTATAATCTTCTGAAATTTTTATCTCTGCTTTTATTCATCAGTTGGCATCGATTACTACTTTACGGCTTTGAATTAATCACAAATAGCTTAATGGTAACCAGTCATAACCAGTCATAATTCTGATATTTTTTCTATCTCATATATTGAAATCCCACCAATCAGTATCCCTGCTCACACTTACACTAGGAATAGCGATTCATGATGGTAAAGATAAAGCTCCTTCCTCTTCGTAGTTTTCAAATAAAAGATTAGTTCTTTCCAAAAATTCCTCATTTGTAATACTTCCTCATGCATTCTGGATGAATGAATAGAAATCATCCATACTATCTTTCCATTTCCAATTAACGATATTTCATCCCCTTGTATTTCTTGCATCGTATTCTCGCACTCAGTCTAATACATTTCATCCGTTCTCGCTACATTCTAGGAAGTTATAAGCTCATTCGTTTATCACTCTTACTACTAGCTTTGGCTCTGCTTCTCGGCAGTATTTCAGTATATCATAGAAACTTGTACCAGTATCAAATTCTTTAGAAATCTGAGTAGTACAGTCATTTAATCCTAGTACTACAGGAAGAGCTTGATTGGTATTTAGTTCTGTAAATATCTCACTGATTACTTCATTTATAGGTTTTGAAGTATAAGTTTTTGCACTCCTTATCATTCTCCATTGTAGATATGATAACCAGTTATCAGCTTCAATCTGTACTTCGTTTGTTTGGAGAGTAACATCTGTTATATATCATTCAAAAAGTCTGATAGTTTTTCAGATTTTTAATCCATAGGATACTGAGATTCTATCAGCTTTCTGTATAGGTCTCTCTTGGAGTCGTTTTTCTGTAGGAAATCTCAGTTTGAGCTTTCATCCTTTATTTACTTCATCATCGACTTGGAGAGAAAATATATCGTTTATTACAGCGATGATTTCATCATCCCCATTCTTAATTTGTATTGTTAGCATAGTCGTAGTTTTGTTTTAATAGATAAATACTTCAGAATACTATTTCATTAGTCTCTCTATTATACACTGGAGCTAGAAATTGCTTAAATGCAATAGTCCCCTCCCAGTCAGCACTCAGACTACCATTGAATTGTCCTATCAATTCTCTGATTTTAGCTCTTATGCTATATCATTGAGCATAGTCTTCATACTTCACTACTATATCGATGAGAATTGGAAATATATCTATCCCTTTTAAATATCATGGATTACTTCCTTCTGGCTGTCCCCAGTCTCATTCATTGAATACTATGGCTGGTCATGTTCCTTTCTCTACCTTTAGAAATCAGATTCTACTTGTCTGAAGTGTAGCACTCTGACTTAATAGATAAGTCTGTAATGCTTTAGGTCGGTTAGGTATTATCATTTTTGCATATTTTTGATATAAAGTTTTTGAATATTCTCTCTTTCTCTATTTATCACATTCTCAAATGTATGTTTCCCCTTAATTCCCCTTTTTGCTATCGCTCTTGCTATTACATACACAGTCCCTTTATCCTTATAGTATAGGTCATCATAGTTTTGTGTTGCTCCACCACTTATCATTCACTTACGAGCAGTCCATCCTACCAATGCATCCATATTTGGAAATCTTCACGGCTTTCTTCCATACTCTCTAATAGGAGCATAGACTAATGCACTTCATACTTCCACTACCCCATGCTTTACTAGTCTTGTTTCTATACTCCTTGCTAAGTTTCCCAAATCGTAACTATCTTCCTTTAGTTGCTCTTGGATTTCTCCTGCTAGATATTCTCAGCAGATTTTCAATGCTCTATCAGATTTATTTTCTAGGTTTTGGAGCAATTTGTTTAGTGATTGTTGGTCTACTGAGTATTTCATTTCCTTATGATACTAGCTTGATAAAATATTTATGATGATGCACTCATTCTTTATCTTGTACTTCATACTCTGCTATTACTTGGTAGCTCTCTCACTTCCATATTACATAATCAGTTGGCTTGATAGTTACTGTCGGAGCTGTATAGAGTTTCTGTACCTTTATCTTCACATCATCTATTCATTCTAATAACTGCAAATCTTTATAATTCAGACTTGAGACTCTACATGCTATCTGAGTCTCACTATCTGTATATTGTTTCCTACTTATTCAGTTCTCATATACCGTTGTTTCTTGCCTTACTCTTACATATACGGTATTACAAAAGAAATCACTTATCATCCTATTATTTGATAATTAATGTAAAACTACATTCCAAATTCCCCATTGATCAGAGTCCATATATTTCTTTAGGATATCCAATACATCCATATCCACAGGTATCCCATAGAAAGTAAAAGCTGATGAAGTATCATACTCCTCAGAGATACTATAGTCATCGATTTTTTCTGTATAGCTCGTTCTCCTTCATGTCACTGCTGACTGCTTGAGCTGTACAAAATAAGCAAAGTAATTATCCACTAGGTTTATAGTCGCTAATTTCAAATCATCTGGATATTCGTATGTCTCTCCATCAGTAGTAAACTGTTCTTCATCTACTTTGGCTCGGATTTTTGCAGATACGATATTGATATATTTCGTTAAATTTGCATCTGTCGTATCTATCAAATCTTGATTTATACTTCACTCCCTTAGTTCTGCAGGTGTGATTATTGCATTAACTGACATTGTTTTATAATTTTAATGATTAAAATACTTTATTTCGTTTCACTATCGCAGTGATTACATGCTCTCGTACCCCTACATCTATTCAGATTTGATTATCTCCATTCACTAGTACTGGTCGATTACTTCCTAGCTCTACTAGTCATGTAATATCTTCCGTTCCATCGCTATTGGTATAATAGCACCTTCTCTTATCTGTATCCACTGTGATTACATCCCCTACCGATAATCCTAGACTAGAGATATTATCTATATACATTGCATGTTTTCAGTAGTAGTCGCTATCATGCACTATCTTGATTTTATTATATGGATAGAGTGACATATCAGCATTATTTATCGTTATTTCCATCGTTACTGGTGTCTCTATACTTCCATTGAAATTGATATTCCTATAGTACACTCGTGGAAATCATAGGTTGCTTGGTAGCTTGATTCATGGTAAAGTGTTTGTAATGGTCTGTGTATATTCTTGTTCACTTCTCATATATGATGAGTCTGTGATTAATTCTGCACTAATTCATACCCACTTTTGATTAGCAAAATCTGACAGCTCTATTCATTTATATATCTGACATCTACATTTTCGTATATTTCCATCAATATCCATGAAAGATAAATCTTTCCACAGATTCTCATTAAATGGAGTAGGATTGGCTTCAGGTGCAAAAGCTCTCTGCACCGTTCCTAGTAAAGCTCGTCTTTCTTCCTCTGTATCTGCTATTATATCAAATAGAAATCTGATTCTCCTATTCTTCATCTGAGTAGGACTGACATATTCTCCATGTCTGATAGCATATTTCTCTGTGCTTGCACTAGTAGCTACTTCATAGAAACTAAACTCTTTCAAACACAAAATACCTCCACTTTGTCTAAAGTATGGATTATTTACGAATGTTAATCAGTTATATTGTACCATATAAGCCATTGTTCTATTGTATCTCATGCTTTTTGATTTCATATAAACGACAGTAATATAATCAAAAAATAAAAAGTGTTGGTTTTTATGTACCAACACCATTTTATATCAGCTTGAATTTATTAAGTATATACTGTTCAAACTCAAACTTATTACTAAATTTTAATTTCTTATATTTATTCAGTCATTCTGGATTTTTTGTCAGTCCCACCATCTCCAGATAGGTGGAGATTTCACTATTTGTCATATCCAGGATGGAATCTTTTGTAAATGCTGGGTAGTAATGCAAGAGCATACATATACACCAAACCATAACAGCCTCTGAATATTCTACATTGTCTCCAGAGGCATTCATACTAAACCCAATTCTCCGAGCAATTTTTCCATCAGTTCTTTTTGCTTAGAGATTGATAGTTCGTTATTTAAAAGATTCTCGAAATCTGACCATTCTCATTCTATACAGTATGTCTCTAGCATTTCCATGAGACTGAGTTTTCATAAATCTTTCATTTTAGGTTCTCTGAATACTCGTTTTTTGTCTCATAGTTGCACCTCAGATTTTTTATATCCATCTAGGAATTCTTGAAGATTTATAGCCATGTTTAATGTATAATCTTATAAAAAAACAGATTGTTAAAGGCGAAGGAACGAAAGCAAACCCCACCCCACAATCTGTTATTTTATGGAGTTCGAGCATTACCTCGAACCCCTACTCTTTCGTTTTTTGTAGGTCTACTATTCTCCTTGAGAGAATCCTACGAAGTCTTGTTTTACAATATGTCCTGTGATTTCTACAGGGAATCATACTGTAGTATTATCACTATCTGCGATTTGCTGTAGCATTGCTTTGCTTGCTTGACAGTTATCAAGGAAAGTAGTGATTGATTTCTTCTCTCCATTGTAGTCAAATTCATTCTTTAGAATCATTACAAATGGTTCTGCTAATGAATTTGCTTTATGATCCATCAACTTAGCATTAGCATTTACTGAGCTGTAAGTTACAGTAATCTTCACACTTAATGGAGAATTTACTGATAACTTAGGATTTTCAGATGCTACTTGTAATTTGATGTATGTAGCACCAAATGCATTTACTCCAACTATATAGTCAGCATCAGCAGTCAATGTAGTTTCTACTCCATTGATTAATGCTACTACACTTGTAGGAGAGATAGCACTACCATCAGCATTTGAATATTTAAGGAGTAATCCTTTATTCAATTCCCATTCTCATGGCATCCAATTCTCTACTTCAGCTGTTACAGTTCATGGATGTACTTCTACCAATCCACTCTGAAGAATTGCCAATTTCTCAATTGTCAATTCATGCACAGTGATATTTAGAGTTACTTTATCTCCATCCTTTGTCTTTTTCAAGACTCCGTTAGAGTATACATCCTCTATACTTTCTCCAGCAGGAGCTAATTCTTGGTCTTTGTAGTACCCCAATTGTAATGGAGTATCTCCCCAATCGTTAGCTATATATACCTCCATAGAGTTAGGAACCATATGTCATGGATTTATAGGTTTCTTAAGAGTCATTATTTTTTAGCATAATATGAGATAAAACTATTTCTTTTTAGACTGTTTCTTTGCAGG